AAAATCACCAAGCCAATGAAGAAGACCAAGATTTACGAACTGGCCAAAAAGGACGGCCACGGCTCACCGCACCTGCTGCGCAGGGACTGGAATTTGCTCGAGGCAAAGCTGTCAAAAACAAGCGAAGGCCTGTTTTTAATCAACGACCCAAAAAACACGTGAAAACCCTTACACGCACAACAGTTCAAATCAAAAACAACACCCCTCTCTCTTTAAGAGAGAGAGGGGGTATGTTTTGTGATTTTAACCTAACGTGCACCCCCTGACCCCCTAACGAAAATGAGTACGAAGAAAATCAACGAGGACAAGATGTCGTTCATGCAGGACATCCTTGGAGTTCAAACGGAGATGGGTGTCGAGATGCTGCGCGTCATTTGCGAGTGCGTGCAGCTCTTTGACACGAAGCAGCAGGACTACGGGAGCACCAACATCGCTGCGTGCGGTGAGATGGGCATTGCCGTGCGCTTGCAGGACAAGGTGAGCCGGATGCAGAACCTCCTGCTCAAGGAGCTGAAGGGCGAGAGCGGCATCAACCACGAGTCGCTGGAGGACACGTTCAAGGACGCTGCGAACTACGCGATGATCGGGCTGCTGCTCAAGCGTGGGTTGTGGAAATGAACTCACTACCGACTGCCCCCGTCATAGCGATCATCCAAATCAATCCAGCCGTAATAATCAGCAATAGCTACACATGAAGTTCCAATTACAAACCAGAGTATGATTATCACTTTAGCCTTCGGAGGCAGTGATCTCCAAAAGCCACACGCGAACTTGCACAGCGATGAAAGTTTAACGCCTTCTTGCAGCATACCTTCTGGTCGCTCGTCTTTCTTAATAATTGGTGGTTTAGCCTTCACGCAACAAACCAAAATTAATGTATTTTGGCAGAACAACCCAGCACCAATGCTGGACGCTGCCTTCCTCGCGTGAACTTGGCAACACCTCCAGAAGACTTGAAAGACCTTCGGAGGCAGGGACTGCGAGGAGAATTTGGTATGCAAATCTGCCAACGCGTTGGGGAGTTTGCATGGCACGGTTCCTCCCGTAGGGGGTCGGCCTCGCGGGTAGGGCGGCTGCTGCGTTTTTTTAGAAACAGCGAAAACAACGGAGTTACAGAAGAAACGAGATGAAAAGAGTATCGGGCATTGAGGTGCATTGCGCCTTCGACAAGGAGGTCGACATGGTTGATTTGGTTCCGCACCCGAGGAACCCGAACAAGCACAGCGACAAGCAGATCGCGTTGCTGGCCAAGATCATTGGCAACCAAGGCTGGCGTAATCCCATCGTCGTCTCCGAGCGGTCGGGGTTCATCGTCGCGGGGCACGGCAGGCTGGGTGCGGCCCGGGTGCTGAACGTCCAGAAGGTTCCGGTGGACGTGCAGGCGTTCACGAACGAGGCCGAGGAGTACGCGCACCTCATTGCGGACAACCGGATCGCGGAACTGGCCGAGGCAGACCGGGACGAACTGGCGACCTTGATCCGCGAGATGGAGGGCAAGATCGACCTCGACCTCACGGGCTTCGACGCGCCAAGCCTCGCGGAGTTGCTGGGCGAGAAGGACAAGAACAACGCCGACGCCGAGCCGAAGGTGGACATGGCAGCCGAGCTCCAGAAGAAGTGGCAAACCCAGACCGGCCAGCTTTGGGAGTTGGGCGAGCACCGTTTGCTGTGCGGTGACAGCACGAACGCCGAGGACGTCAAGCGCGTGCTCGACGGAGCCAAGCCGGACATCATGGTGACCGATCCACCCTACGGGGTGAACTACGATCCGTCGTGGAGAGCGGAAGCCGGGATGAAGGTGAACGAGAACAAACTCGGCAAGGTGCAGAACGACCACATCGCGGATTGGTCGCCGGCTTGGGAGTTGTTCGCTGGCGACGTTTGCTACGTTTACCACGCCGGAGCCAAGGCCGGGATCGTTCAGCAGTCGCTTGAGGATGCCGGGTTCAACATTCGTTCCCAGATCATCTGGGCCAAGGATCGCATGGCGATGTCTCGCGGCGACTACCACTGGCAGCACGAGCCGTGCTGGTACGGGGTGCGGGATGGCAAGAAGGGCAGCCGAACCGAGGATCGAACGCAGACGACGGTTTGGCAGATCGCTGCGCGAGAGGATGGCGGCCACGGCCACGGCACGCAGAAACCGGTCGAGTGCATGGCGCGTCCGATTCGCAACCACGTTTGCACGACGGTTTACGAGCCGTTCTCCGGCAGCGGCACGACGATCATTGCGTGCGAGCAGCTTGGAAGGCAGTGCCGTGCGATTGAGATTGATCCCGGCTACGTCGCCGTTGCCCTTGAACGGTTCAAGGATGCGACCGGGCAGGAACCAAAATTGTTGAATGGAGCTTGATCCGAAACTAGCGCAGAAGGTGCTCGACGCTGACCTGGCCAACATGGCCAAGCGTGTGAACGAGGGCAAAAACCTTACGGCAAACCAACGTGCGCACTTCATGCAGGCCACCGGGCATATGCCTTTGCCCGCAACCGGCCTCGCCAAGAACAAGGTGGAGCTGGCTGCCATCCTCGGCATTGCACGGCAGACGATCTACAAGTGGGAGAAGCTCGATGACGCTCCCAAGCCAAACGCCGATGGCACACACAACATTGCCGATTGGCTGGCCTTCATCAAACTGCGCAACCTGAAAGGCGCAGAGGAGGAGGGCGGCATGGACTTGCGCGACCGCAAGATGCTTGGCCAGTGCCTGAAGATTGAGGCCGAGCTGGAAATCCTCAAGGGCAACTGGATTCCAAAGGAAATGGTGAAGCGGTTTATGGAAGATGTGTTCACGGCTTGTCGCTCCAAGATTCTGCACTCGCAGATGGATCAGCAAGCCAAGGACGAAGTGCTGAATGAACTCACAAGACTCAAAGACGAAAACCTTGGAATGGAAAGACGTCCTGAAGGAGCTGAAGGAGACCTTCAAGGTGTGGTCACCTCCTCCGAGGTTGACGGTGACTGAATGGGCCGAGCGACATCGTCGCCTTTCAAGTGAGGCGTCGTCGTTGCCGGGGATGTTTCGCGTCTCAATGGCTCCGTACCAAGCCGAGCCGATGGACTGTGCAATGGACAACTCCGTGCAGTCGGTTGTTCTTATGTGGGCGAGCCAAACCGGGAAGACCGAGGTCATAAACAATCTGATTGGGTTTCATATCGACCTCGATCCGTCGCCGATCCTCTGTTTGCAGCCCACGCTGGAGATTGCCGCAAGCTGGAGCACTGACCGGCTCTCGCCAATGGTGCGTGACACGCCGGTGCTCAAGAACCTCGTGGCCGATCCGAAGGCACGCGACAGCGGCAATACCAAGCTGCACAAGAAGTTCACCGGAGGACACATCACCATCGCGGGAGCCAACAGCCCGGCGTCGCTCGCGGCTCGACCGATTCGGGTTGTGCTCTGCGATGAGGTGGATCGGTATCCGGCAAGCGCAGGAACAGAAGGCGACCCGATCAGTCTGGCGATGAAGCGCAGCGATACCTTTTTCAACTCGGTGCACGTGGTTACATCGACGCCGACCACTCGCGGGATTTCCCGAATCGAGTCGGAGTTCGAGCTAACCGACCAAAGGAAATGGTTCTGTCCCTGCCCGCACTGCGACGAGTACCAGACGTTGGAGTGGGCGAACGTGAAGTGGGACAAGGACGAGGAGGACAAACACTTGCCCGAGACTGCGCGGCTCGTGTGCGCCAAGTGCGAGAAGGAGATCGACGACGCGATGCGCAAGGAGATGGTGGAGCGCGGAGAGTGGAGGCCGACCGCGCCGTTCAGCGGCAAGCGCGGTTATCACATCAACGGTCTGGTTTCGTTGTTCCCACCGAAGCGCGGCTACGACACAAGGTTGCACCAAGCGGTGGCGCAGTTTCTGGATGCGAAGCATCGCTCGATTGAAAGCCTCAAGGCATGGACGAACACGTTCCTTGCCGAGACGTGGGAGGAAGTTTCAGAGACGGTTGAGTCGTCGCCGTTGTTGGCGCGGTGCGAGCCGTACGCCGCCAAGGTTCCGATGGACGCAGTCGTGCTCACTGCCGGTGTCGATTGTCAGGAGGATAGGCTCGAGGCCGAGTGTGTCGGCTGGGGAATGAACGAGGAGTGTTGGGGGATTCAGTCGAAGGTGTTCTACGGACAAATCACAAACCCCGCCACCTGGACTGCGTTGGATGAATGGTTGAGCCAGCAATGGGAACACGAGAGCGGCGTTCAACTTCGCATTGCCAGCGCGATGGTTGACACCGGTTACCAATCCAAGATCGTCTACGACTTCTGCAAGCCACGCGAGGTGCGACGCATCCATGCAATCAAGGGAGCCTCCGGGCAGAATCGCCCGGTTGTGAGTCGGCCCAACCGTGGCAACTCGGCCAAGGT